AGTTTTCAAGAGTGGTATTCTCAAGGAACGAACAGACACTGGACGTATATATCTAGTGTTCATTGACAATGTGATGAGCCAAGGACCGTTTGATCCGGAATATCACACCATTTACCAGAGTAACTTATGCTGTGAAATACTTTTACCTACTGTTTCCTTTAAGCGGCTGGATGATCCTACTGGTCGTATCGCACTTTGCACATTGGGAAGTCTCAACTGGGGAGCCTTCCGTAACCCAGAAGATATTCGCCGTGCTGCCCGCATTCTGCACCGCAGTCTCAATAATATTCTTGATTACCAAGACTTCTTATCCATCCAATCAAAGCTGTCCAACGACGAAATCCGACCGCTCGGCATTGGCATCACCAACCTCGCCTACTGGCACGCCAAAAGGGGCCTGCGTTACGGGGAGAAGGATGCTCTAGCCGAAGTCAAAAGTTGGATGGAACACATGGCTTTCTATCTCACAGAAGCCTCAGTGGAACTGGCACAAGAACGCGGTGCTTGCGTAGGCAGCGAACACACACGCTATGGCAAAGGTGTGTTTCCGTGGGAACTACGAGCCAAGGGCGTGAATGATCTTGCCGACTTTGCTCCGGAACTGGATTGGGAAACCCTGCGTGGAAACATGAAACAACATGGCGTTCGCAATGCCACACAGATGGCAGTGGCTCCAGTAGAGTCCAGCTCAGTGGTGATCAACTCAACCAATGGTATCGAAATGCCCATGAGCCTGATCAGCGTAAAGGAAAGCAAGGCAGGTAGTTTTGTGCAGGTGGTTCCTGAATATCACAAGTTGAAGAACAAGTATCAGATGATGTGGGAACAAAAAGACTGCGAAGGCTATCTCAAAACAGCAGCAGTGATTGCAGCGTATGTGGATCAATCGATTAGTACCAACACATTCTACAATCCTGCACACTTTGCAGATCGCAAAGTACCTACCACACTGATTGCGCGGAACCTCATGCAATCACATGTGTGGGGATTGAAAACTTTTTATTACAGTCTGATCAACAAGCAAGGCAGCAAAGAGGTCGCAGAGGATGCACCACTCATGCCTATAGACTTTGATGATGCGGAAGACTGCGAATCTTGCAAACTTTAAGAGAACAATATGTCAAAAGCACAATACAACCTAACCACAAAGACCGATTATCTCAATCGCAAAATGTTTCTGGATCCAGAGGGCCCAGTTACCATCCAACGATTCGAAGAAGTCAAATACAACAAGATACAAAAGATCGAGCAGACTGCTCGCGGTTTCTTTTGGGTGCCTGAAGAGATCAGTCTCAGCAAGGATGCTAACGATTTCAAAGATGCAAGTGATGCAGTGAAACATATCTTCACTAGCAATCTACTGCGCCAAACAGCACTGGATAGTTTGCAAGGCCGCGGACCAGCACAGGTATTCACACCTTGTGTGAGTTTGCCCGAACTAGAAGCATTGATGTATAACTGGAGTTTCTTTGAGACCAACATCCACAGTCGCAGTTACAGCCACATCATCCGCAACATCTACAATGTGCCTAAGGATGTGTTCAACACTATCCATGACACTCAAGAGATTGTGGATATGGCAAGTAGTGTAGGCGATTACTATGACAAACTGCATGTGTTGAATTGCTTCAAAGAGATCAATCCCGGCACAGTGAGCGAAAAAAGTCATATCAAATCCATATGGATGGCGCTGCATGCCAGTTATGCATTAGAAGCATTTCGTTTCATGGTATCGTTTGCCACAAGCCTGGCCATGGTAGAGAACAAGATCTTTATCGGCAATGGCAATATCATCAGCCTGATCCTTCAAGATGAATTGTTGCATAAAGAATGGACTGCATTCATGATCAACCAAGTGATCAAAGAAGATCCACGCTTTGCAGAAGCCAAAGCAGAATGTGAAGCTGAAGTTTATCAGTTGTACCTGGATGTGATCCGTGAAGAAAAAGACTGGGCCGACTATCTATTCAATCGAGGTCCAGTGATCGGTCTAAATGCTGCTATCCTCAAAGACTTTGTGGACTACACCGCAGTGGGTGCGCTCAAAGACATTGGTATCAAGTATCAATCACCTGCACCCAGGACCACACCTATTCCTTGGTTCAACAAGCATTCAGACACATCCAAGAAACAAACTGCACTGCAAGAGAATGAATCAACTAACTATGTTATCGGCGTCATGAGCGAAAGCCTTGATTACGACCAACTACCTAATTTGTAAGGAAATAAATGAAAGCCATAGTGTGGTCCAAAGACCAATGCCCCTATTGCGACCAAGCCAAAGCATTGCTGACGTCGCGAAATATCGAATTTGAAGAACGCAACGTGAGCCATGACTGGACTCGCGAACAACTATTAGAAGCAGTACCAAATGCTCGTTCCGTGCCACAGATCTTCTTGGATGAAGAACTAGTAGGAGGGTTCAATGAGCTCCGCAAGCACCTTGCCTGATTTTGGATCTGTCACTATAGATTGGTTCAAACAAAACATTCCGGATTTTGAGTCCAATCATTTTTTTACTTCTGACTGGTTCTCAAATGGCCTGGTGAATTTTGAGTTTGTGAAGAAACACATGGACCGCCCGCTGGATTCTATATTAGAGATAGGATCACACGAAGGTCGTAGTACCTGCTGGATGTTGGAGAACATGCTGAGTGACACTGGAACTATCACTTGTATAGATCCATTCGGCAATACTCCGATGAATGCTTACAAAAATGATCAACTACCTGATCAACTGATCATCAAGGATATCTTCCTTCACAATACAACCTTGGCAAAGAAACCCACCCAAGTGGTAGAACCCATGGCAGTGATGAGCTATCATGGGCTAGCACAGTTGATCGTGGATCAACGACAATTTGATCTAGTGTATGTGGATGGGAGCCATTGTTCAGATGCTGTGTTAGCCGATGCTGTGATGGCGTTTGGTCTGCTCAAAAGCGACGGCTACATGATATTTGATGATTATCTGTGGAACGAATCCCCGGACATACTAGATCACCCCAAAATGTCAATCGATGCATTTGTGAATATGTTTCAGAAACACATTCGCATCGGAATGATAAATTACCAATACGTCATACAGAAAGTTTAAAATGAAAATGTCAATCACCCCAGGTCAAGTTTATACCTTTAAATTGAACTCAGGAGAAGAACTCATCGCCAAAGTTTCAGCAGAGTCAGAGGGCTGGCTCGAAATCGAACATCCAGTCAGCGTGGCTCCGGGCCCACAAGGCATGGGATTGGTGCCCAGTTTGTTCACCGCAGATCCTGAAGAACGGCTACAACTAAATACTGCTAGCGTGAGTCTTTATACCCTGACTGATGATCCAGTCAAGATGAAATATATCGAAGCCACAACAGGTATCAAGATACCGGAAAAGAAAATCATACTAGGATAACATGCCACAAGTACAACGCATAGGAGATAGAGATACCGGCGGTGGTGTAGTCATGACTGGCATCAATTCTGTGCGAGTTAATAATCGTCCTGTATCAGTAGATGGCAGTACGGTGAGTTCTCATAATTCACGACCCACGCACACACCGGTCACAGCCAATGGGGTCAAAAGTGTGCGGGTCAATAATCGACCCATCAATGTGGCAGGCAATCCAGACAGTTGTGGGCATGCCCGAACCGGTGGCAGTGAAAATGTAAGGGCCGGTTGATATGGCACGTAGTATATTGACACCGCTACAACTCACCGCCAGTGCGGCATTGCTAAACAATCAAGGCATCAAGACCATACCAACAGCATTGGCCGCTGCTATTTCTCAATACAACGCCTTCACTACAATTGCAGCAATCAATGGTGCCATCAACAATGCAGCAGGCACCATCTGGTGTTCGGCTGCCACATTGACTTCATTGGAGACCATACGTGGATCGGGCACAGGCTGCGCTGCCCTGGGCAACAGCATACCCGCAGCATATACCACATTGACTCCGGTGGCCAATCCGTCGGGTCTAACTGGACTTGTTTCACAAACTGCCAACTACTACCTAGGCTATGGTGACAGCGGAAGATTTG